CTGTGGTTTGGCTTCCTCTTTCGCTTCTGGCTCACTCTCCTCTACTTGCTCTACCTCTGGCTCTACCGTTTCAGTAGCCTCAGTTGTAGTTTCAGTTGGAGCTAAACCCAGTTTTTGTGCATAGAACTCAGCCGAATTTTCACTTGTTAGCACATTGCCAACATTATTTTCAGACATACGTTGTCCCTACGATTTAAGCCCTGTGAACCCACAGGTAGGTTTTGGTCAATATAACCTAAAGTGTAAAAATCTGTCAACCTTGATTAAATTGGCTAACCGCTTGGTTCATTACGCCATATTGTTCTTGGTTTCTTTTGGTTATTTCTCTCTCAAGTTTTGCCGTATCCATGTGGTGAAGCATCAATTCCATGATTGCCTCAATCTCCATCTTGTTCTGTGATGTGATTGACCTAGTGTTTTGATCCATCACCTTAACATCGGCATTGATGTTCGTATCATGGATTCGAGTGGTCTGACGCATCATTTCACGCTTGGTTTCAGCATCTTGCTTAACTTGTTCAATGTCTTGACGTTGCTTGATTGCAATCTGTACTTGTTGCATTTGATCTTGCAATTGCTTATTTTGCGTTTGCAACTGCTTAATCATCATCTGAGCTTGAGGCGGTATATCAGATTTCTTGTCAATCTGCGCCAAAGGATTAAGAGTGGCCAAACGATCAGCAATAATGTCTGCGCCTGGGAAGTCCTGATTTCTAAACCACAAATCCCCAATCTGCTGGATCAACTGAGGTTGCGCTGCCAAGATCGGTGTCATAGCGTCCACAGAAGCCTCACGCTTGGAGTTGTAGCCAGGGCCTGTATCCATCACCACATCATATAAACCTGTTGCCACATTGTTTTTAATGACGTTGTTAACCGCATCACGCTCATTTAGTGTGACCAACTCAGGCTTACCATCGTCCCCAATGATCCTTAAAACCCTTTGGGTGTCGTAAATCTTAGGCACTAAGTCCAATATGCAACGAGCAACTTGGCTTAACGTCTTGGTAAAGTTGTCGTAGAAATCAAAGTTAGACAAGTCAACCTGTTGTTGCTGACCATTTAACGCTTTACCTGAAATATTGCCTTGTTTAAGCTCTGCTGGGTCAAATATGCCCATCAAAGTCTTAATATCATCGGAAATAACCGCAGCTGCTGCCATCACACCGCTAGGAGGTGGCTCTGGTTGCAAGCGTTGTGGAGTTGGCGCTGGTCTGCCCTCAATGTCCGTTTGCTTGTATCTGAGCAATGGGAACGACTTTGTATTAGCTTGCGCCCATTCGTTCTCATAACCCTCATCTTGACCCTCTGCCATCAACCATTTGGCCTTTGGCGCTAGTGCAACGCTCTCGGTGATTGATGTTTGCCAGAAGTTGTACATTCTTTGGGCATCTTTGGCTTGACGAACCATGCCAAACTTCTTGCGCTTGTCACCAATAACGGTATGACGGCCATAAACAGGAATAATCGGCAAGTATTTGCCAGCCCATTCGCCCTCTTCAAGTATTTCAATGGCCGTTAATTTGCACCATTTGATCTTCTTGCGTACAGAAAACCGTTCATCAATTGGATAAACACCAGCTTCTGTGTAAATGTCTTTACGCTTTTTGTAATCATCTTCAAAAATGCCTGTTCCATCGCTTAATTGGAGCAACTTTTCTTTTTCGTAAGTTGTATACCAATATTCAGCTAATCTAATGTCTTCCCTAGTAATCCATTCAGACTGAGAGTCCCCAGTTCCACGCTGAGTGAACGAATCCACCTCGGCATCAGGATAAATGGCCTCAAAGTCATTTTTGTCCATCATTGTGGTGATCAGGCAACGCTCTGCGTCTGAACCATCAATAGCAACTGAATTAATGTCGTAATAGACTGTAAAGGGATTGTCTACAGGTTCGATGTAGATTTCCTGATCAAACGAATCTTCAGACACATAATCTGTGCGTAGACGAATGTAACCCCATCCCATGCGAACCGCATAATCTACGGCTTGGTCATAAGCATCGTCAGCATTAGAGTTGGCCTCAATGTGTCTGATAATACCTTGGATGACTTGTGCCGTCTTTTCATCGGCATCTGAGTTCATGCCATGTACTTTTGGCCTTGGGCGTTGTTGCTTGATCTGATTGAACACCTGACGGCAGTAAACATCTAGTTTATTAATGGTCAGAACTGGCCTAGATTCAAGATTACGGCTATTTTGTAGTTCAACTGGCCATTGATCGCCACCAACAAATTTAAGGTCTTCTAGGGCTTCCTGACGATTCATAGTGTCTGCGTCATTGGCTAGACGTAGAAACTTCTTGGCTTCGTCAATACGAGGATCGTAATCGCTAAGTTTTGAATCTTCCATTTAACTCATCCATGAATGTTGGCTACCATACTGGTAATTGTTGGAGGTCTTTCTACGTTGTTTTGGTTCATTCACCATCAAACCAATATATCTGAACGCATCTGCACCATGTGAATAACTGTCGTGCAATGGCGTTTTGCTGAACTGGTTTGTGTCTGGATCAACCTCATAACGGTAATGTCTTAGGCATTGTAACCCTTCCAAACAATTTTCTCTATCAAAATAACAGTTCTTAAAAATAGTCCTAGCAGCGTTGATTGAATCCACAATTGGCACACGCTCCAATACCCTAGTTTTGTACCCAGATGATCGCACGATTTCCTCAATGGATCTACCCTGAGAAGCTAGCGTCTTGTTGTGGGCATCATGGGGCAACCACAAAGTATCGTAAACATAACCAAAACTCTGCATTTTGCTTAATATGCTGGTCATTGTCTCTTGGCTAGTCTCAAAGTATTTGATAAGCCTTGTTTCCATCCCAACAAACTGAAGCATCCAAACTGCCGTAGCGTCTGACCATCCCAAGTCAAATACCGCATGAACTGGCTTGGTAAAGTCATAGGGAACTTTGGTAATTCGCCCCTCAAATTCTGCCAGTTGTACTTCTTTAGCAAAGATAGCGCCATCCACAGTCTGACGGCACATACCCTCCCAAACCGTTCTATAAGCCTCTGGATCACGATTCTTGAGACTTTCCATCTCATGTCTTAGCGTGTCAGGAAACCAAGGGTTGTCATAGTAATTGATCTTAACAACTATCGAACTCTCTGGTGGATTGGCCACAAAGCGCTGATAAGTTTCATCTGTCTCTAGCTCTGGGTTAAAGGTTACCCAAATCTCAGATTTTTCTTTACGAATTGTAGGAATCAATACATTCCAAGAATTCCGACTAATCGTTTGTGCTTCCTCAGTCCAACAAATATCAACACCCTCATAAGACTTAACATTGGCCACATTGTTCTTTAAGCCAACAAAGTTAAATTCAGACCCATTTTTGCCCCTGATCTGGTTTTGGGTAATTTCATAAAACGATTCCAAGCCCATAGCAAAGATCTGATCGCTTAACAGTTTGTGAACTGAATCTTTGATAGAAGTCTGAAACTCTCTAGCGCAAAGAATACGCAAAGGCTTTTGTAAACACTTAATTAACAGACTGCGTGCCACCCCCCAAGATTTTGCACCGCCACGTCCACCAAAAAGCACACGATAGCGCATAGACTCAGGATTAAATAAGCATTCGAGCTTTTCAGGAAACTCAACTCGGTTAATGACTTCTTGTATATTCAAAGTTGGTGCTCCCATGAAGCAGGGTTGAACAGGACAACACTTCTAAGAAACCCATTCACGGGGCTAATCCGTTTCACCAACTTCTTTAGGCTTGACAAAAGACACCTGAATACTCGGTATCAAAGGTGCTCCACCTTCGCCTGTAACTTCTAACTTTGTATTGTCTCTATACTTCTTTGGAAACCTTGCAGCCATGCTTCTAGACCAAATAGTTGCATTCAACTTAGAACCATCCTTATGCTCTAAAAGATATGCTTGAGCTTGTTCTTCCCACCAATTCTGCTCTGCTGCCTTTGCGTCTTCCAAGGCATGCAAAAAGTCAGGATAAGCCTCTTTCCAAACGTAAAGCGTCCTTAATGAAACACCTAATTTGTAACTAATTTGTTCTATA